AGCTTACAGAAGTTAAAGTCTTCTCCTAAATACTGCTTGGTGTCCACATTATAATAGGTATCAAAGAAATTATAATAATTAGGACGATCTACCATCCTCCCATTCACTAGGGTTTTTTGTTTTACTGTGAGTTGAGGGTAGGCTTCTTGTAATTTCTCCAAAGCACTACGCTTAATCATCATACAACCCGCAGGTCCTCTGTCTATTTGAATAAAACCATTATCCATAGGGATTTCATTAATGTTAGGAAGATGAACGGGAAACATATAGCCCTTCGTATCGGGATGATCACTCGGTCTTCTGATATCATCTTTCCTAAACTTATTAGCATCGACGGTCTTCATAGGATAAACAATCAAAGAAACTTCGTAAGGGGATTCATAAAGTCTAAAAATGGAGCGAACAGAGAAGGAAACGTCCGCATCAATAAAACACATTTGATGAGCGGTAGAGTCCAGGAAAGCAGCGACACATAGATTTCGTCCTTGCGTAACCAGACTACTTTTCATCAGTTGAAAAGTGATGTTGGTATTATTTAATAAGCATTCCTTTTGCAGGTCTAAACAGGATTTCATATAATGCAAACACACATCCGAATGAATGGGAGTGCAGACATACAAACCCTTAGATTTTTTAATGGCTTCTAGCTTTTTAGCTTTTGGGTCTTCAGAGATTTTTTTCTTTTCGTCTGGCATAAATAGCTCCTTTTAAAAAGCGATTCCAAAAGGATCCAATCACTTTCCAATCGTAGTAGTTCTTATAGTATTCTTGTTGAAATTTCAAGTTATGACTGGGATCATTAGCACTGAGGATAGTCTTGGCATTCTTGATGGTCTCGGCAGTTTGAGCTGCTAAATAAGGTCTATTAGCAGAGTAGGGAATATAAATAGGAAATTCTGCGCACGTTTCTGGAATAGCCCCGAGATTCGTGGTGATTAGCATACAGCCTGCTGCTAAAGCTTCCATGGCTGAAATACAGAAAGTCTCTTCAAAGGTGGAAGGATGAACACTCGCATCATAGTCTTTTAATTTACCCATCAATTCATCATGGCTACAGTAGCCTTTATAATTGACGTTTTTTAAACTGGTGGCTCGTTCATAGAGTTTAAGAAATTTGGGTTCATTGTCTCGATGGAATTCATCCCCATAAATAATCGTACTAGAATAAACATCTAAGATAATATCTTTTTCTTCTTGAATCAGTTCCATAGCATCTAAAAGAACATCGAGTCCCCGCCACGGTGTAGAAAAATAAACTAACTTTAAAGGAGCTTTATAAGTAAAATCTGTTTTGAGTTTAAGCTCATCATAATCAATCCCGTTTTTTATAATGACCGCTCGGGTATCAGGAACGTTAAAAAAATATCTAAATTTTTCATAAGTCCAGTGAGAATTATAGACATACCAGTCGTACTTCTTATGATTTTCTTTTTTATTAAACCAAGGGGCTACATTAGGTTGATCGTATGAGTTTTTAATCCATAGAATATTAGGACGGAGAGGATGAAGAGGCTCCTTTTCGGGAACCGAAGTAGTAATTTGAACTAGATCGAGAAGGTTTTTACTGCCATATTTACGGAGATAATCGAATTGAATTTCGGTTCCTCCATAGGGTTGCATTAATTGGTTTTACCAAATACTTCTAAAGATGCAACTGTTATTTCTAGATCCTGTCTAAAATCTTCTGCTTTGGTATCCGTGTTAGTGTCAGCTACATCCGCATCAAATTCGGCTTTGGATGCATAGATTTTACCTGTTCGTTTATTTTTAACGATTTCTTTGGCTTTCGCCGGTAGTGTTTTCATTATGCCGTTCCTTGATCTCCTGTTATTAAAGCGTAGGAAACTAATCCTTTGATGACATTAGCACTTCCCCCTTTTATTTTCAAGGCATCTTGTTCTTCCAAGACTACAGGTCCGTTCGCTAGGTTTTGAGTAGTCAGGGTGCTCATTTGCACAGTGCCCATTTGTGTTGTCGCAGATGCTGAAGAATCAAAGACAGCTGAGACGACTGTTACAGTTCCCGTACTTGTGTTTTCAGTCTGAATATTTTGAACAATAGCGCGGGAGCTCACATCGAGTGTTAAAATCGTGGTCATTACATCGGTGGTTAAATCGAAGGGTTGATTTTTATATTGTATTGCCATTAGTTTCCTTGTCCACGCGAACGTTTACGCTTTGGGATTCTTTTACTATATTTTTTAGCATGACGTCCAGGCCTTTTTTTTCTTGTACGTTTTTTATAATTAGATACACCAAATAATGGTCTCTTTCTAGCCATAACTCATATTAAACCATTGAAAAGCTTGTGTATCGTTTTCAATCGTTCGTTGATACGAAGTATTAAGTTCAGCTTTGAGCTCTTCTAATTTAAATTTTATCATACGTTGATTAGAAGCTTCATATTCATCGGTCGGTTCTTGAAAAGTTACAGTGACTTTAGCCATTATCTTCTTCCATCGGGTTGAATATCCGCTCTGAAAGTTCCAAAGCGCCAGGTTTCATTAACCGCATCGTTTTCTACTTTTAAATTGATAAGTCTTGCTCGAGCTCTAACATCCACTTTAGTTGTAGCAGAGGTAATTGAGATAGGACTCAAGCCTGAAGCCGTCTCACTACTAGCTGGATAATCTTTTAAATTTAAAGAAAGTTTTGCCGTACCCGTTAAGACTTTAAAGTCAGGAATAAATCTTCTAATTTTCATAATATATTCTCCATCTCCGTCTACATCTAAATCAAAATCTCCTGATTGAATGTAAGCAGCAATCGCAGTAGAAGTTCCAGCGGAATCTACAGCATTATTTCCTTTTTCCTGGGCATACATTTTAGTAATACCTTCGCTATTTCCATAGATTAAAGGAGTGTCGGATGTATTTGTAGAAGTCAGATATTCTGTTGCATAAGGATCAGGTTGAACATCTGAATCAATCCATCCAGTTCTTGCTAAACTTCCTGTTGTCCAAACACCCCCAGCTATGCTAGGGCTTTCGGCAAAATTATAAGAAGTATAGCGATCAATGACACTACTACTCGCCGTTGGATAGAACCAGGTAATTTCACTATATAAGTTGTTAACTCCTGCAGCTACAATCTGACCAGAAGTATAATTAATATCATCAAAGATATAATCCTCTACATTACAGGATAAATTTTTAACAGTACCATCAAACATAAAGAAGCCTCCAGCATCCCCCATCCAAAAAACTCGCCCATTAGCAAACGCTGCAGCATTATGACCAATACATCCACAGTTCGTACCGACTTGTCTTACGGAGAAAGTAAAAGGGGGTCCTACGAATTGCATTACATAAGCCGCCTTATCGGTTAATACAAATATATAATCTCGACCTTGAATAGCGGCTCTAATTTCGGAACCAGTAGAGAGTCTCATCGTTCCCGCAGTATTGGTCGAGGTTGGAACCCAATCATTTCGATCCTCCTGATCAGAGAATCTTATAAACATTTTGTCTTGTGTGGTTGTAGTACCAATCGTTGTTTCGGTACCCAATAAAATAACGTGTCTGTCCTTTTCAGAAACAAGCATCGTTTCTGAAGCGGTTGGAGCACTGGTTACAATCGTGGCTCGGGTAGCAATAGCTGTCGGCACGTCTACGTTTTCAGGATCCCATTGAAAAGTCGCACCTCCTCTAATGGTTGCTAAGAGTAAGGATCCAAAGTTATCCAACTGCCATTGTCCTGGCTGTAGAATAACTGTAGTAGCTGTTGAAGCATCCCCCCAGCCTCCATTCCCCCAACTGGAAGTACCCCAACCATAACCATAAGTTTGAGTAGGATTTCCAATTCGATAATAAGGTTGCACTGTCATTGAACCGAGGGTCGTGATTCCAGCCCCCGTTTCTGAAGAGGGTAAAGTAATAGTAATAGTAGTTGCTGTTGGGCTCGTAAGGACTTCGAATTTTTTACCTTCCAACTCTGCCACGGTAAGACTGGTTCCTGAACCAGGCAGTGATACACCACTCAGCATAATAGTCATACCGTTTGATAAATTATGAGATGCTAGAAAAGTAAGAGTCGCTGTACTTGAACCGTTAGTCGTAGTTAAAGTTACACCCGATTGATCCAGTGATGAATCCAAAGGGGTAATATCATGAAATTCGCCTTCAAACCAGACAGCTAAAATTTTATTAGTGCCCACTGCAATCCAGCGATTACCTTGGGTATCAAACCAAGCAAATATTTTTCGACCAGCACCAGGTAGAGTATTAGTTTGAGTTTCTTCCCAGCCTCCGATTTTTTCAGGCATACCATAACGAAAACGGGCATAATCTCCCCCTATCCAGCCAGCTTCTACACCAGAAGGTGTTAATTGTTTATTAAAACCTGGGACAAAATTCACTTTTCTAAGCATAAAGATAGTTTAATCTATTGTGAGTGTTGTGTATAGATTGAAGAAATTATTGGGTATACCAGCCATTTTTATAGTCAACGGCCATCACTTCCTTAGCTTTTGCTTCTTGTTCTTTAGTAATGACTCTAGGAGGATGTTCCCTGAGCCTTGTTTTCTGGATCTTTTTCCCCCCGAGTTGCTCCAGGAAGGGAAGGAGTTTAGCATCAATGTCTTTCATGTTGTAGACATGGGTATAGATACGGGGATCAGGGCCGAGCATGTCCGTGTTCGTTCGGCAATGAATTCGAGCATAATTATATATCCTTAAATATTCATTATAATTATCAAGGAAGGAATCTAAGTCTTTAAGACCAGGACACATTCTCTGGCAATAGTAAAAACCACTTATAATCTTATCAATGGGATCCCGATAGACAGCAATCCGAATTTCACAGGCTTTCAGTTCTTGATGATAAGATTCAAATCCTTTCTCTCGTCCGATGTAGGAATCGTCACCACAAAAATCCTGAACATTAGTACCGCTATACGTGGTCGGTTTCTCGTTCCAGAGAAGTTGCCCGAGATAATTAATAATGGTGGTGGATCCAGCTTTATTATTCCTGACGTACCCCAGACGCTTCCCGCCTAAGGTGACACGAACTAAAGCCATTACTTAGGAATGCCTAACAGTGGTCGTTTATCTAAGAAATTAGTTTGAGCATAAGGACCATTCGCATGATTATAATGTAGAAAGACTTGAGAGCAAATTTCCCCTTGAAAAGGTTCTCGCCAATGCTCCAGTTCACAACCTGAATAAATCAACATGTCTCCAATTTTTAAATCCACCCTAACTCCTTTAGGCGCTCCCGGTTTATGAATATTTTTATATTCATCAATCACAAAATCGCCTCCGGTAGGATCTAAATAGATAGGCCATTCGTTACCCCCGAGATGAAGGGTGGTGGAAATTTCACAACTGGGTCGATCCTTATGTCGTTTTAAAATATTTCCTTTTTCATAGAGGCGTGTGTAAGAATAAGTAGGGATCAGTTCTAAATTGGTTCTTTGGTTCATAATCGGCATCATATACATCAATAAAGCATCCATGACCCAATCTCCATATTTAGAATAGGCTCCGGGGACCTGTTGATCGGTTCGGGTTCCAATAAAAGGATTAAAGAGATTCACTTTATTATTTTTTGTCATAAAATCCACGGCGTCTCGTTGTAGCAGCATATAGTTAAAAATAAAGTTAGCGAGCTCTTTGGAAAGCGCTCCCCGAATCACTTGATATTTTTTTGTTTTAAAACTCATTTTTGAATTTGAATAAAATTAAACGAAACGGATATACGCCATCCTTTCTCTCCTTTTTCTTTGGACTCATTCATTTCTACTGCGTGGGGTAACCAACCTGGGAACATAATTATTTGTCCTTCATTCGGTGGATAAAGAACCACACGCCATAAAGCTTTGGGTAAACCTTCCTGTCGTCTGGGCATTAAAATATTAGGTCCTGGTCTAGGATCTTCAACCCAAAGAGACCCAGAATTTTTAGGAACCTTGACATAATAGACACCAGACCATTGAGAGTTAGGATGTATATGAGTTTTATTATACGATCCAGGGTAATTAATATTAGCCCACATATTCCCTAAAGCGGGTACATCTTGCATACCATAGTCTTTATAAATTTCATATTGCATCGTGAAGAGTTCCTTGGTCAAAGGTTTATATTCGTCTTTAAAATTCATATCGGTAGGACTATGCCATCCTCCACCTGCATTCGTTTTTATTTCACTTTTATCTTTTTTACTCCAGGCTTTTATGAGGGGAAATAAATATTTATTTAATTTTTTAAAATCCTTAGCCATTTTAAAATAAATAGGAGTGGGAAATAGAAT